AGTCAATGGACTTGGCAGTATCTCCTTAATCAGCTTCAACCATGATTCTCATTGATTTTTTTGGCGAAGCCTGCTGCAAAGGCACTGAACTTCTGGAAGGCTGGTATTGGTATGAAGATGATGGGGAAGAAGTGGGAGGACCTTTTGAAGATGAAGAAGATGCTATTCTTGCTGCTGAATTGGGCATCACTTGGGCCAATCCCTCTCTATGAAAGTTCTTGTTGCTTGTGAATATTCTGGCATTGTGCGTGATGCTTTCATCAGGCATGGTCACGATGCTATCAGTTGTGACCTACTGCCCACTGAACGCCCCGGTCCTCATTATGAAGGAGACGTGCGCGATATTCTTGAGAATGGCTTTGATTTAATGATTGCTCACCCTCCTTGCACTCATTTAGCAGTGAGCGGAGCGCGATGGTTCAAAGACAAGCAAGAAGAGCAGAAAGAAGCTCTTGATTTCGTTCGCTTGTTGCTTGATGCACCCATTGAAAAAATTGCCTTGGAAAATCCAATTAGCATAATTTCATCGCGCATTCGTAAGCCAAATCAAATCATTCAACCATGGCAATTTGGTCATCCCGAGTCTAAATCTACTTGTCTTTGGTTGAAAAACTTGCCCAATCTTGAGCCTACCAATGTTTTGCCACTTCCTGGAAGCGGACGCTGGAATAATCAAACGCCAAGCGGACAAAATAAACTTGGACCTAGTGAAGATCGCTGGAAAATTAGAAGCGCCACTTACCAAGGAATTGCAAATGCAATGGCAAATCAATGGGGAGAATTGTAAGAAGATCCGGCCAATGTTGTATTAAGAAGACCCGGCTGAAGCTGTATTAGATCCGGCTGGAGGCGTATTAGATCCGGCTGGAGGCGTATTTATTGCTATTGCGACGCATTCTCAATTGTTACATTTTTTAACATTTCGTAACATTTCTTAACATTAGTACATTTGTACTATTGTTACATTTCGTAACATTTTTTAACATTTTGTAACATTGGCATTTCTTATGATTCCGTGCCAAACCATCAGCATCCCTTATCTGATAGGGCATCCTGATCAAACTGCCGCCTCGCCATAAAGTATTCTGATTGTTGCACTTTCGCGGGCTGAATATAGCTAACTCTCCGCGCCAGTTCTTTATGCTCTCCCTCCCGTGCCAGTTCTTTATACTTTCTGGCAGTGCAGTTAGTCTCACCTTCCGCGCTTCTAGAAAGTGAGCGAAACCGTGCGGCCTTGATCTATTTCTTGCCAGGGTTCGCGCTGATACACTTCCCCAGGGTGTTGACTTTCTGGCGGTCATGCTGTATCCGCGCGTGTGCGCGTTTCTTTCTTTCTTTCGCCATAGTCTCCCGCCGCTGCGCTCCAGGGCAATGGGCCAAACCACAAAACCGCCACAGAATCCCGGAGACTGTGCCACCCAGGAAACCGTCCTAACTTCCTGGAAAGTGGGCCAGTTGGGGCTCATACTTCTATCAACGGCCCTGGAGCAATCCGCAGCCGCCACCCTCCTAAACTTTCCAACCATGACTCAAACTTTCCGACTGTGCCCGCTGGATGGCTTCCTGGTCATCGATACTGGCGGCACCATGCTCAGTGCTTCCAATTGCTACCTGGTCGATGGTTCGAAGCTCTCAGATCTTGTCTGGGACAACTTTGACAACATGAGTGATTCAGAAGTGGTTGAAGTTGCGCGAGCTTATGGGCGCAAACTTTCCGAAGTTGTGACAACTTCCGCCAAACTTCCTGGGGAAGCCTGATGACTCGACTCAACGACGCGCTCGCGGCAAGGTTCACGGATGCCGACGAAATTTACGATGTGGCTAAGTATGGATGCTCTGGCGGTGTCTCTGGTTTTATTTACTACACACAAACTAGGGAGTTCTTCTATGAGCATGAGGACGATATTGAGAACATCATTGCCGATCTTGGCTATGACATAAAAGACCTGGTAGATGCTGGGACCGATAGTGTCATGGCGTTGATTAACAAAATGGTGTGGATTGTTGTTGAAAACTATTGCCAACAACGCGCGGAAGTTTAATTCTCTTGGTCTTTCCTTTCTTGGCCTTTCTTTCCTTTCCTTTCTTTCTACCATGGCCGCACTTTCTAACCTTTCTTTCCACCTTTCCGCTGAATCTTCTAACAAGAAAACCGGAAAGATGGCCGTCTCCACGTCATCAAAGACAACGTGTTCTCCCGGTTGTCCATTTCTTCCTGACAATGGTGGGGGATGTTATGCACAATCAGGGCCGCTAAATCTACACTGGTTGAGGGTAACAAACGGCGAACGCGGCACAAACTTTGCAACTTTCCTAGAAAGTCTACGTCTCCTGCCTGACGGTTCAGCTTTCCGCCACAATCAAGCCGGCGATCTCGTCCACAACGCGGGAAAGATTTCAGAGACTTTCATACGAAAGATGACCGCAGCAGTGCGTCACCTCCGCGCCTACACTTACACCCACCACAGTCTACTTCTGGGGTCCAATCTTTCCCTCCTCAAGTATGCCAACCGCAATGGCTTCACTGTCAACGTAAGCTGTGAAAGTGAGCGCCAGGTTGATGATACCATTGCTGCAGGATTGCCGGCCGTTGTTGTTGTTGACTCTGAAGAATCGCGCACGACGTGGCACACTGCAGGAGGTAACGTCGTTATAGTTTGCCCCGCGCAACGTATAGAGAACAAAACATGCGCCGATTGTATGCTATGTCATAAACGAGGGCGCAAGATTGCAATAGGATTCTTGGCCCATGGCAACGCTAAACGTAGAGTCAACGCCAAACTTTCAGAGGTTCAGTGATGACATACGAAGAGATTCTAGAATCTCCCCCCCCCCTGGTGGTTTGATTCTCCCCCTTGGACTATAAAACCACCTCCTGATTGGCTGGAAGATGAAGACATCCAAGCTTGGATTGATGCCCAGAATCTAGACGAAGATGCTATTCTTGCTGCTGAACTTGGCATCACTTGGGCTGACTATGAACGCTAAAAAAGCCGGGCAAGACCCGGCTGAAGCTGTATTGGACCCGGCTGAAGCTGTATTGGACCCGGCTGAAGCTGTATTGGATCCGGCCAGGGGCGTATTGTCTTCTTGAGAATGATTCTCATTATTATTGCTATTGCGACTCATTCTCAATTGTTACATTTCGTTACATTTCGTTACATTTCGTTACATTTCGTTACATTGGTACATTTAGTCTCTCGCGCTGGGTTTTTAGCATCTCGCACTGCACAGTCTCTCGTGCTGGGTTTTTAGCATCTCGCACTGTATAGTCTCTCGCGCTAAATCCCCGTATTGTCCATCGGAGAACCGGGGAATCTATGGGCGGTGGATTGTGACGGATTGTGACGATTGGCCTAGTCTCACCTGTCCTATGGTATGGGCCGCAAATGTTGCCAAATGTTGCGGCGATGTTTGACAGGATGACCGCCGAAATGGTACGCGTGCGCATTCTTTATTCTCTGGCGACTGCGCACAGCATCGCGTGGCTCGGTACCATGAATCAACGTTTTGCGGTAGTGGACGGTTTCCTGAACTGTCCACTAGACAGCAGCGTTGAAATTCGCAAGAATGCACCTATCGGAGTGATCCGATCAATCTCGCGAACTTTCAAAATGCAGAATTCAAAATTTGCTAATTTTCTGGCAAGTTGCACTCGTGTAAGTGATCACAATTGTGATGAAGTTTTTTATGTTTACGCTGACGCGATTCAGCGTCAAAATTACAAAATGCCCAAAACGTTAGATGATGCCTACGGGGACGGCTTCCTGGTAATTGAGACAGCATCCCCTGGAATGTATTGTTTGACCATTGGTAATACCATTCACGAGAACTCCCAAATTTGGGAATTGGAGCAAATTTTGTTTAATTGGTCGTTGTCTGAAGGTTACATTTGGTCCTGATTTTTCATTCTTCATTCTTCATTCTCACAAAATCATGCAAACCATTGCTCGCAATATTCGCGCCAAAATGCCCACCGATTTGGCGGCAATTGCTAAACAATATAAAATTACCTATCGTGATTTACTTTCAACAAATCCCAAGACTGAGAAAAGCAAAATTCAAACCTACATCCTGCATTTGGCGCCCCACAACATTTCGGGCGTGAATGTTTGCCCTGGTGCTGGTAATTGCGCCAAAATCTGCCTACATTTTGCGGGTAATCCTGTCTACATGAACAACAAACAAGCGGCGAGAATTCGCCGGACCCTGGCCTATGCATCAGATCCTAAACGGTTCGCTAGGTTAATTGTTTGCTCTATTCTTGATAAAATAAATAAAAATCCCGGTGAAACAATTGCGCTACGTTTAAACGGAACAAGTGATATTGCATGGGAAAATATAGACTTCCATATTACGCCAGCATTTGCTACATTCTGCCGCGTTAAATTTGGCCATGATTTGCCTATTGGCCAGCGTAACATTTTCGAGATTTTTAACTACATTTCAGCCAATGGCGGCCCGTTAGTTGTATTTTACGACTACACTAAGATTCGCCGCAATTGGGCAGAATGTCAGCGTTTAGGCTATCACTTGACCTTTAGTTTTGACGGCCACAACAACAAACAAAACGCAAAAATTGCCGCTTCTGCCATCATGGCCGGCGTGAATGTTGCCGCAGCGTTTAACCTTAAGCGTGGCCAAAATCTCCCCAATCTTGTGCACTATCAGGGCCGCAAATTCGCAGTTGTTGATGGCGATCTGTCAGACTATCGGCCCGGTGATCCTCAAGGTTACAAAATCATTGGCCTACGCTTTAAACTGCCGCACGGTCTCAAATACACTGAAGCCCAGAAATCCGCGTTTTGCATCGCCTGATCATGAAAACATTTTCCGGCCCTGGTCTCACTGACGCCCGAGACTACCTAGGTAGATTGTTAGATGCTGAAGAGACACAATCGAACTCCTTGGAGTTATGGTATGAAATGGAAGCTCTGAGAGACTACATCCAAACACTAGAAAATGCAGAAAATCTAGACTAGGTTGTGAGACAATCAGGGCCAGCGTTACAGTCTGGCCCTTACAATCAGGCTAGGATAGAGACAATTAGCCTATTGAGAGCGATTCTCAACAAGCTCCAACGTTACAAATTGTGAAACAGTAGCAACCGACACAGACATGGAGCAGTAGCGCGTGGTACCAAATCGCGAAAGCGCGGGATACCCCTTTTAAATGCGACGTAATTTTTCATCGAGTTTTCATTTTTATTTGCATTGTCAATAATCGCCATTTATTCGCAATACAAACATTTACAAGCAATTTAGTACGATGTTCG